TTACTGATTTCGCTGTAGATGCAAGTGGTAATCCTACAGGAAACGCAACTTTAGCTGTGATTTTACCAAATGGAACGTTTGAAAGTAAGACAATCTCATCTGTATCAAATGGAACGATAACTGTAAGCTCTGCTTTTTCTCAAGCACCAAACCCTAATGCAAGTTTTTTAATATCAAATACATCAATACAATCACAATTATTTAGAGTAATAAGTGTTGAAGAAACAGATGAAATAAATTATACGATTACAGCTTTATCATATGTAAGTGGTAAATATGCCTTCATCGAGGATGGTTCAAGTCTTACAACTAGAAGCGTAAGTAAATTAAATGAATTAACAGATCCACCAGTTAATTTAGTTGCAATAGAAAAAATTGTACCAATTAATAATCAAGCAGTTTCAAAAATTATTATTTCTTGGCAACCTATTGTTGGTGTAATTGAATATCAGGTAAATTATCGTTATGAAAATGGAAATTATGTTTCTGAAAAAGTTTCAAGACCTGATTTTGAAATATTAAATAGTCAACTTGGAACGTATGAAATACAGGTATTTTCTTATAATGTTCTTGGAGAATTATCAGCAACATCAACTGATTTAACTTTTGAAGCTATTGGTAAAACTGCACTTCCTCAAGATGTAACAAATTTAGTACTTGAACCTGTTTCAGATCAATTTGTAAGACTTCGTTTTGATAAAGCTACAGATGTTGATGTTGTTCATGGAGGATCTGTTGTTGTAAGACATAGTAATCTTACTGATGGAACGGGTACTTTTACAAAATCTGTTGATCTTATCCCTGCAAAATCTGGTGCAACTACAGAAATAATAGTGCCAGCAGTAGAAGGAGAGGTAATTTTAAAATATAGAGATGATGGCGGTAGGCTAAGTGCTGGAGAGACTTCTGTAATTATTGACGTTCCAGATCCTTTTCCAAAGTTAACTGTACTTACAGATAGAGAAGATACAGATGGTACACCTTTTAATGGAACTAAAAATAATACAAGTTTTGATTCTGTGCTTAATGGTTTAATTCTTGGAAATGCAATTCTGTTAGATGATATAACTGATTTTGATTCTATTGTTAGTTTTGATAGTTTAGGAATTACAAGTCAAACTTTTGGTACTTATGATTTTGCAAATAAATTAGATTTAGGGGGTAAACAGCCTTTGCGTTTGACAAGACATATTGTTTCACAAGGTTTTTATCCAAGTGATTTATTTGATGATAGAACTGCATTAATTGATACTTGGACAGATTTTGATGGAGCTAAAGCAGAAGATGTTAATGCAAAATTACTGGTTTCAACTAGCGATTCGGCTGCAACGACTTCAGTTTCAGCGACTTATGCTCAATCTGGAACAACTATAACTATTACAAAAACAAGTCATGGTTATTCTGTCGGCAGTAATGTAGAGATCACATTTTCAACTGGAACTGCTGTAAGTGGAAATTATGAAATTGTATCTGTACCAAGTGCAAATACATTTACAGTTACGGCTTTAGTAAGTGCTTCTACAAGTGGAAACTGCACATACTCTGCTGAATTTTCTAAATTTAGTACCCTTGCTAATGGAACTTTTATTGGAAGAACATTTAGATTTAGGGCAGAATTAACAACAGACGATCCAGCACAAAGCATTGAACTGGAACAATTAGGATATACAGCCCAACTAGAAAGCAGAACTGAAACTGTTAATTCTGTTATTGCTTCTGGAACTTCCAGTAAAGCTG